CTCGAAATAGTATTAATGGATAATATTGAGTTTGGTGAAAGACGAAGGGAGGACTATGGAGATCTTATTGAGCTACAAGAAAGTATTAAAAGCAATGGCTTGATAAATCCTATTGCAGTTCAATCAGATAGCGGTAAGCCTCCATACAAATTGGCAGCTGGTGGTAGGAGATTCTTAGCTTGTAAGAGCTTAGATATGGAAGAAATCTCTTGCCGAATCTATGACCATCCTCTAACATCACTTGAATTGAAAACTATTGAATTGCTGGAGAATGTAGATCGCAAAGATATGGAGCCGATTGAAGAGGGTCGCTTAAAACGTGACATTCATAACTTGATGATTGAGATACATGGACAGAGGATTTCAACTAGCGACGATGCTCCTGGTTGGTCAATGAGAGATACTGCAAAATTACTTGGTAAATCTGTCGGCGGAGTGAGTGACGATATTAAGCTTGCAATGGCTGCCGAAGCTATGCCTCAATTAGGTTTGGAGAATATTAAAACTAAAAGCGAAGGCATGCAGATATTGAAACGAGTAGATCGAACTCTCCTCCATCATGACTTAGGCAAGAGAGCTGATCAAATTCTTGGTGATCGACAGAAGAAATTAGCTGACTCTTACATAATAGGTGATTTCTTTGAGCGGATTAAGAAAGTCCCTAATGATATATTTTCTTTAGTCGAGATCGATCCTCCTTATGCTATAGACTTACAAAGTAAGAAAAAGTCAACTCACGGACATGATGTTACTTATGGAGATAGCTATAATGAGATAGACATTAAAGATTATCCAGACTTTATGTTAAACACTTTGAAAGAATGCTATCGAGTAATGCATGAAGGCAGCTGGCTGATTCTCTGGTTTGCCCCTGAGCCTTGGTTTGAACTTATGTTCGATCTACTAACTTCAGTGGGTTTTAAAACCAGAAGAATCCCAGCCGTTTGGACTAAAGCAACCAGTCCAGGACAAACCATGCAGCCTGATATATATCTAGGCAATGCTTATGAAATGTTCTACTATGCTCGCAAAGGTGATGCTAAGATCGTCAGACCTGGTAGGGGTAATAAGTTCGACTACGCTCCTGTTCCTGCTGCAAGAAAACTTCATCCAACTGAACGACCTGTTGAGATGATGGAAGATATACTTTCAACATTCTGTTGGGAGTCGGCTAGAGTACTTGTACCTTATGCTGGAAGTGGCAATACACTTTTGGCAGCTAACAATCAGAAAATGCTGCCGATAGGCTTTGATCTAGCTCCAGAGTACAAGGATGGTTTTATTAGTAAGTTAACTTAGAGGAGAATAATTATGGTTATAGAAACTGACGTAAGAAAAACTGCTTTTGATCGAACTCAAGAGATTATTGACAAGGATCTTGATAGCAAGTTTCGGGGAGATCAAGGAGCTAAAGAAGGCCTAACTCTGCCTAAGAATTTGAGAATTCTAGGTGATGATCTTCCAACGATATCTGATCATTTGAACAGGATTGAGCAGCTGGCATTAGGTGTCATAGACAATGTCAAAATGATAAGAGATTTATTCTCATCATAACTCCGTTCAAAAAATGAACACAGTTAAAGGACTATCACATCTCGTTCGTATGGAAGCGAAGCAGAGATTAGCTAGGGAACCCTATCAGAATATAAATAGTGCTATTCAAAGTGTTCTGATGGATCTATGGCAAGAAATCGCTCCAGTTATGTTGGAGAATAAACGCAAAGAAAAGGAGAAAAAAGATGGAAAAGGAAATGTTAGCGAAACACAAGAAAAGAATCCTCAATAAGGCTGCTGACATAATGCGAGATCGTGAAGCTCGCTATTTCAGCGTTAAAGATGTTATGGCCAACTTCAAGCGGATCGGCAGCTATCGGGATCAGTATCCGCAAGAGGTTATGATGAACCTTGTCAGCAAACAAATAGTTTCATTGTCTGATCAGGTCAATCACGACTTCCGAGATGGGAACATAACTCATGATCCTATTCCAATTGAAGCTTATGAGGAGAACTTTGTCGACATCCTCAATTATCTATTCAAACTTTATGCAATGGTAAAGGAGGATGCTAGATGAAAAATAGCACTTGTCCAAGGTGCTCCAATCTACCTCCCGACAGCATTATTCATGTTAGCTCATTCGATGATCCTCGTTGTGTTGAGTGTGGAGAATCTGTCTCAATTGCCCAAAGCAGTAATCCACTTGTTTCTAAGAGTGAATCTCTTTGGGATCAATACTTCTACAATATCTGCAATGCAGTCGGATCGAAGTCTCGTTGCCACTCTCGCCAAATAGGGGCCGTTCTAGTTCGTGATAATTCTATAATAGCCACGGGCTATAATGGTCCTGCGAGAGGAGTTCCTCATTGTGGGAGTGAGCGCATGAAGGTTGACGGTTATCTACGACAGAAAGTAGGTTTCATATCTGATCAGAATATGTGTCCGAGAAAAGCTCTCGGCTACGCATCAGGCGAAGGGATAAACTTGTGCACGGCTGCCCATGCTGAGCAGAACTGTATTGCAAATGCTGCTAGGATGGGAGTTGAAGTGAAGGGAGCTACTCTCTATATGAATGATCAGATTCCTTGCAAAGTTTGTCTCGTTGTCTTGATCAATGCAGGAGTACATAAGATCGTAGTAACTAAATTGGAGCACTATTCTGAAGAAGGTAAGGTTGGAGAACTTATTGTAAATAATACTTATCTGAAGGATAACATAAGGGAGTATATATTGTGAAGAGAAAAACTTATGTAAAACCTTCAGGCGATAAACTCAACTGCAAAATAACTTTTGTAGGTGAACAGCCCGGCAAGCGTGAGGTTCGTCGAGGTGAACCGTTCTGCGGACCAGCTGGTGATGAGCTTCACGATTGCTGTCGGCTGAGTAGGATACTCAAATCTGAATGCTACTATACCAACGTAGTTAAAGATCTTGATTATCCTATTCACGATTATATCTCTATAGATAAGAATAACAATGTTCATGTATTTCCTGAAGGTGAAGAGTATATCGCAGAGTTGAAGGAGGAACTACAAGATAACAATGCTAATGTTATAGTAGCAGTCGGAAATGTAGCTTTATATGCACTGACTGATAGAGTTGGAATACACCGCTGGAGAAGTAGTATCATTAATAGCACTTTGTTACCTGGCAGAAAAGTAATTCCTATCATTCACCCTTCAACTGTAATCAAACCTAAATATCAATACTTAAACAAACATCTAATCGTAATGGACTTAAAGCGTGTGAAGGAGCAGAGCAGTTTTCCAGAAATCAACTTAACTCCTCGCAATGTGATCACTAAGCCTTCTTTCAATACTATCATTGAATACTTAAACATGATCAGAAAAGACGGCTTGATGGGATCAACAGTTTATTATGACATTGAGCTTTATAACCTAGAACTAGGTTGTATCAGCTTTGCTACACTTGAAGAGGATACAATCTGTATTCCGTTTGTAGATAGTTCTGGTGACTATTTCCCGCCTGATCAAGAAATATCTATAATGAAGATGATAGAGTTAATTCTCTCTGATAAGAGGATTCATAAAGTTGGACATAATATCATCTTCGATTCTCATTTCTTGTTACGCAAGTATGGTATTCGCTCTTACAACATGGGTGATACTATGGTAGCACAGAAGATCTTATTTCAAGATTACTTAGTCCGTTTAGAGTTTCCAACAGCCATGTACACAGATATGAATTACTATAAGGATGATGGAAAGCTGTGGATATATGGAGCTAATACTGGATGGGAACAAGGCTGGATGTATAACGGCTATGATTCACTTGCCTGTGCAACTATCTTACCAAAGCAGTTAAAAGATCTTACTCGTCAGGAGAATGATGTTACTTATAAGCGTCAAACCAGAATAATTCCTCCTCTAACTTATATGATGGAGAAGGGGATTAGAGTTGATTTAAATGTAATGAAGAAGTTAGCTGATGAGCAGCAAGCAAAAGTTGACAAAATGCAAGAGGAGTTAAATAAACTAGCTGGTTTCGAGTTCAATCCTAATTCACCTAAACAAGTAGGTGAGTATTTCTATGTTAAGAAGGGATTGAAAGCTTATAAGAAACGGGGAGGAGGTGTAACGACAGATGAACGAGCCCTTAAAAGAGTTTTCAGAAAAGGATATCATGAAGCGAGACTTATACTCGATATTCGCAGTGCTGTCAAACTCAAATCAACCTATCTTAATTCTAGTAAGGTTGATTCGGATTCGAGAATTAGATGTAGCTACAATCCGGTCGGGACTAGGTTCAGCCGAATTAGTTCTTCGAAAAGTATCTTCGGAACTGGAATGAACATGCAGAACTGGCCTCATGAATTGATGAGCTGTTTGTTAGCTGACGAAGGTTATGTTTTCTATTCCTATGATATGTCTCAATTTGAGAATCGAATCGTAGCTTATGTTGGCAATATAGTTCAGATGATTCATGCTTTTGAGAATGGTATAGATGTTCATAGACTAACCGCTTCACTAATATTCGGCAAGCCTATTGATGAAGTTACTACAGAAGATGGTTCTTGTCCATTATCTGGTGGAAGATTCTCAGAACGCTATTGGGGCAAGAAGTCTAATCATGCTCTCAATTATGATGAAGGTTATAAAACCTTTTCTCTTGATTGTGAGATTCCAGAACGTGAAGGAAAGTGGATGCATAATCGTTATCATGCTATGTATCCTGGAGTTCGTGAGAATTTTCATACTATGATTAGAGCTCAGTTAGCCAAAAATAGAACGCTAACCAATCTCTATAATAGAAAAACTTTGTTCCTCGATATGTGGGGTGATAAGTTGTTTAAAGCTGGTTATTCTTGCATACCGCAAGGAACTTGTGGAGATCACATTAACGAGCGTGGTTTGAACTATATCTACTACAATCAAGATCAGTTCCGTCTAGTTGAACTAATGACTCAAGTTCATGACTCAGTTGGATTTCAAATACCTTTATCAATACCTTGGTATCGTCACGCTCAAATGCTGGTCTCGATCAAAGATAATTTGGAAACTCCACTTAGATGGAAAGATCGTGAGTTTGTAATACCAGCCGATTTAACTATAGGTTTGAACCTTAACAAGAATGAAGGGATTGAGATTGATCATAAAGAGTTTCCTAAAAACATCCACTCATTAGCAGTAAAGTTAGAAGAATCTTATCAGAAATTAAGGAGGTAATAGCAGATGAATTGGAGAGGTAATCTATGTTCAATTTTTGAACAAAGTTATAGGTAGCTATTATGTCACGAGAATTAGATGATTGGATAGCTACCTATATGAGTTACACCAAAAACACAGAACCACCGTATCTGTTTCGTAAGTGGATGGCTGTAAGTACTATCGCTTCAGCACTCCAACGTAAATGCTTTCTGCCTTGGGGAAGCTTAACCTTTTACCCTAATATGTATATAATTCTGGTAGCTCCCTCAGGCAAAGCACGAAAAGGAACAGCTATGAATCCTGCACTAGAAATTCAACGTGAAGTTACAGGAATTAAATTAGCTGCTGAAGCTATTACTCGTGAAGCTTTGATTAGAGAACTAAGTAATGCTAATGAAAATGAGATCAATCCAACTACTGGTGAGATGGTATTTCATAGTTCATTAACAGTTCATAGTCAAGAATTAACTGTGTTTTTAGGTTATCGTAACTTATCACTAATGAGCGACCTTGCTGACTGGTACGATTGCAGGAGTGAGTGGACATATAGAACTAAACATCAGGGAACAGATAACATAACTGGTGTATGGTTAAACCTTGTTGGAGCTACTACTCCTGAGTTAATAAGATCTTCAATGTCACTTGATGCTATAGGATTAGGATTAACAGCTAGAATGGTTTTTGTCTATGAGCCAAAGAGAGCTAGACCAGTTCCTGATCCTTTTCTGTCAAAAGAAGAATTAGAAATGCGAGTGAAGTTGATAGAAGACCTTGAACGTATCTGGTATCTGCAAGGTCATTTTACCGTAACGGATGAGTTTGTTAGTTTTTGGGCTCAGTGGTATGTAGCTCAAGACGAAAATCCACCCTTTAAAGATCACAGATTTAACGGCTACTTTGAACGTAGACCAGCTCAGGCGATGAAGTTAGCTATAATTCACAATGCAGCTAGGACTGACTCTATGGTGATAGGTTTAGATGATCTACAAGCGGGAATTAAATTGCTTGAAGATACTGAATTAAAGATGCCTAATACATTTAGAGGCGTTGGGAAGAGTTCACAAGCTGACCTCGTTAGTAGAGTAATGGTCGAGTTGGGACAAAAACATGAGATGACATTTTCTGAATTGATGACTATCTTTTATAGCGACTCATCTGAATGGGATATGGAGAACGTTCTTAAATCACTTGAAGCAATGAAGTTTTTAGAACGCCATGTTCCTTCTGGAAAGATAATCTACAGGCCAGAACATGATCATACCTTTGTTCGAAATTTGAACAGAGTTACAAGTGAGGAGGAAGAAGACATATGATTAAAGAGATTGGTAAGGTGATAGTAGAAGAAGGTGAAATAAAAGTAGAAGGCTTTGTTTTTGATTGTAGTGATTCGCTAAACCCTGAAACTGAAGCTGAAATTGAAGCTATGATCTGGGCCTTAAGTAAACTTTTTGACACCTTAAGGTTAAACTTAGAATTTCGATTAAGATCATAAGTGAGGAGGAAGAGAATGAAGGATAGAGATTTTCTTATCTGGATACATGCAAGATTAGAGATGTATGGAGACTTACCATTGTTAGATTTTATGCACAAACTTAGAGGAATCATATACTCAATTCCTAAGAATAAAGTCTCTACACCAATAGCAAATAATTTAAAAGAGTTGGAAGAGCTACTTAATCAACCTAAACAATTAAATTTTAACTTTATAGAGGAGAAAGAAAATGCTTAAAAAATTTTGGGATAGTTTGGAAGGTTGGGCTAAAGTTATAATACTTCTACTCATAGCATTAGTAATCGTATTATTAGCATTTAATATAGCTTCTGCGAAAGATCTTACCTTAGAGTGGAATGCCAGCAATAGAGCAGATGGTTATAAACTCTATTGGAAGGTGAAAGGGGATACTAGTGACTACAACACAACTAACGTTATTGATGTAGGAAATGTTACTACCTTTGATGTTCTCAACTTTCCTGATGATACACTTTTCTGCTTCGTCTGTACTGCCTACAATGAGACAGCTGAAAGTAAGTATTCAAATGAAGCTTGTGAGCTAAACATACCTGGAAGCTTGATTATCAAATGAGATGGAGTGACTATAACTATCAAGTTTGATAAGAAGAAAAAACCTAAATAAAGGAGGTAGTATGTCAAGAGAATCTAAAGAACTTCATGCAATGAGAGCTATGGCTTGGGAAAGAGCGAAAGGTGAACTACGCAGCATGGGTCATACTTTTTATTCTGAATGTGATAGAGAACTTGAAAATAGATTCTGGAATTTTGATCGCCTTGTAAATGAGTTCATAAAAGCTATAGAAGATGATGCTCTGCATGAATGAAAGGAGGTGATGCCAATGAGAGGTATATGCGGTAGGTGTGGTCTCGAACCTTGTATATGCGACACAGTAATGTAAAAGGCCTGACACTCAATTCCTTCGGACGGTAAGGAATATTAAAGGAGGAAAGGAGGTAAAACTCCACGAGTGTCAGGCCATACAAACTCTGTTCAAAAATTGAACACAGTTACAAACTGGGAATACTACCTAATCCCGGAATACCTTTCATAGTACTTTCCTTTCTCTGTTTTTCAAACTTACCAAGAAGTGATGCAACATGACCTTCTCCCCTAGCTCTCCCACGCTGATACTTATATATCTGACTAGTGCCGGGAATACCTGCAGGACGAAGTAGCAATTCAGGCCAAGGCTTGGCTAACGGCTGGTCAGTAATCTTACCAATCACCTCACCGATATACTCCTCAGCAGGTCCAAAAACATTCTTACCATAACGAGTACTTCCAACAACAGGCATAGGTTCAATAAGCTCTTTAGCTACATTTACAAAGGTTCCGATTGCTGAAGCATCTTCACTTCTGCTTCTTGCAAACTCTCTTAATGGAGTAGGAAATGGAGATCTAATCCCAACTACATCTTCATAAGCCATGTTGATAAGTGTAGTAGCTAAAACATAGCGCATTACTTTTTTAAACACAGCTTTATTAGTAATCGGTACGTCCTTCCCAATACCTAGCACATCTCTAGTCAAAAATCCCCAGTCGTTGATAACAAAGGTTTGGAACAATGTAAAGGCTCTTCCCAAAGCACTTCGTTGGATTGGAGCTAGATCGCCTGGCAGTGAACTTGCCTGTGTTCTCACAACTACATCATCGGCAAAGTTAATTGCATCCTTACCTTTCAAACCTCTCTTCAAAGCCATCTTATAACCACCATTCCAAGTAGCGATAGCAGTTTCTTTATCCAGCCATTGTAGAGGTTTCAAGCTCGCACTGCCGATACTCTTATAAGTTCTCGCAACCTTCCCTCCTTGCAAGAACCTCATAGCATCCCCGACAACTATATCAAAATCCCTCTGTAGAAGCACATTACTAGAATCAATAGCAAACTTACGCATCTTAGGATCGACAATAGTTTTGATGCCTTCCAAAGTATGAGTCAAACCTATATCAGTAACTGTATTTCTCAGAGCACTGGCTTGGATCAAAGCTGATCTTAAATTAGCACCAAGAATAGAATAAGCAAAATTTCTATTGAGTTTGGTAGCTCCCTTTGCTAACAACTTGGCTCCAGATTCTCCAAAAGCTTCACTTAATAAGTATGTTGGATGACCAGATATATGCTTATTCCAGCGCTCGAGAAAGTTAGCTAACCTAGGCTTATATTCAGATAAATATACTTGCTGAGGTCCATTAGGTTCTGCAGGTAACTTAGCTAAATATTCTGTAACCTTTGCTACAATAGGACTTATATGTAGATGTCTAGTAGCAGGCTCCATGTAGGTCTCAAAGATATCAAAGGCATCAAGTTCGACTGGAATCATTTTCTTAATATTAGCCATGCCAGCAATTTTTCTAGCCTTATCAAACTTAAATGGAGTAGCTCCATACTTAATATATCTAGCATTGATAGTTTCTGGTGTTGCAGTAAGCATGTCAGTAAACACACCACTCTTATCGAGAATATTAAAAGCTCTAACAAACGAAAAGTAGTTGTCAACTTTCTTCATAGGCTCTTGACCGATAAGTTTTCGCATCTCATTAATGCGCTCGAAGAAGCTTTCATAACCAGCTCTCATTTGATTATAAGCTGCAAGCTCAGCTTCAGTCAAAGCAGGAATATCAACTCCCATCTCTTGCATCAGTTTAACTCCATGCTTTTGCTGACCCATAGCATAAGCTCCAATACGCTTACCACTTTTACTTGGAACACTTTTACGTAAACTCGAAATCTGTTTCTTAACAGCATTCCATTCAACTCTTGCAGTTTTCTCAGCAACTCTATAAGGATAATAGATTAGCTCTTTCAAACCAGCTTCTTCAAAAGTCCTTATAGGGTTTTCAATACCTTCAAATATTCTTCTTCCTTTCAATTCGTTAGCTTCAAATAGCTGCTTGATCTCACTAACATAAGTAGGTAGTTTTTGTAATTTCTTATTAGTCTTTCTTTGATTCCAGATTGTATCACCTGGCACATCGCTAACCACAGCTACATTCTTCGGAGGCATACCTCTTTCAGGTTCAACTTTTTGAGTTACATCTTCAGTCATCTTCCTAATAGCAGCAATCGTAGCCTCATCAAAACCAGCTCTTCTCAACACCTCACTAAGATCCTTCCCAAGCCTCTTAGCATCAGCTGTCAATCTCTGCAAAGCTGCTTTTTGAACATGATTCATCTTCTCAAGTGAAAAACTTCCTCTTTCATCAAGAAGAGTAGCTAAATCACTTCCTACTTCGCTTAGGTTTCTAGCTTCACTAGTTTCAGTAGCATACTCTTGAAACTCTTTATAAGTGCGATAAGCATTTCTGGCTTCAGGACTCAGTTTATCACCGATATCTACTTTCTCCTCAATAGAAGCTTCTATCTCACGAGTTCTGCGTTTTCTTAATTGGCCTACTGGAGGAGCTTCAGCAACTTCTGGAGGAGCTTCAGGCATAGCCTTTCGCATCTCTTTATTGATTTCTCCAATCAGCATATCACCACGAGATTGATAGTCTATTATGTCAGCACTTGTTTCAAATATTCTATCAGGAACATTCTCGAGATGGTCAACTAAACGTTCTTTCAGATCACCTAAATTTATCTGATTATTGCCAGCTTTCCAACTCTCAAAGTACTCTTGAAACTTGTCAATGTTATAAACTTCATTAACAGCTGATCGTGCAGCTACTTCAGCTCTATGAAACTTCAGCTCATCACCTACGGCTCTGGCTGACGAAGCACGGAACTCTTCTCCAGTTTGAGGGTCCCAGAAAATATGCTCTTCTTCAACTACTTCCCAACCTTTTCTGAACTCTTCATCAGTAGGCATCATACGCTTTTCTTTAAGTAGTTGCTTCTCGATCTCTGGCGGCAGCTGCCACATTTTAGCTTCTTCACTACCACGATATTCTATTCCATATTTATCAGCTTGTGATTGCGGAGTAGTTGTGAGTTTACCACTAGTTCTTTCATATTCAAGCAGCTTATCACTCAACATACTTTCGACTTCTGCTCTGTTTTTAGTCTTTGAGATGAAAGTAGTTTCTCTACCTTTCTCCATATAGGTCCAGCTATGTTGACCTACAAACTCACCATCATAGCGTAAATTAGTACTCGAATCAATCTCTCCAACATCAGCTTTGATAGTTTCTCCATCTTTAGTAATGTCAACCTTAACTTCAGTTTCACCAGTACGAAATGGTCGAGCTTCTCCTTCTCTCATCAAGCGTTCTCGATCACGACGAAGTATATCTAACCTAGGATCACTAGCATCTTCTTTAGAAATCCTCTCAATCATCTCGTCTATCTCACCAAGTCTATCTTGACGGAGCTGTTCAGTAAGTGTAATATCACTTTCAGTAGCTTTCACTCGATAATCATCAGCAGTTGTACCACGTCTCCTCCTCAGCCAATCAATTCTTTGGCTAGCTGTAATCTCACTTAATTTTCGTCGAGGAAAATCACTAGGATCCTTACCAAGTGATCTTTCCCACTGTTCAAAGACTTCTAACGTAGCTTCAAGAACTGGATCAACTGGCTCTTCGACAAATCTACCAAAGTAATCTTCAGTAGTAGTTCTTCTCCTAGCTCTCATTTCCGCTAAACGTTGTGAGACTGGCTTAATAGGTCTATCCATGAACTCTGGTAATCTAATAGCTCCTGCAGCAATTTCACCTTGCTGACCAAGTAACTTTGGCTGAACTGGCGTAGTAACTCCAGGTGCTCCAGGTCCACCAGCTTTCATATTCTCAACATACTGCTCTACCAAAGTAGCCATTCGAGGATCCTTCATCATCTCAGCTTCCAAATCCATAAGTTTGTCAATATACTTTTGACTTTTCAGCGGAGGAGGAGTTTCACCATCTAGAAATTGCTGAAAGGGTCTAGTCCCTCTTGGCTCAGCTTCAGCAGCTTCAGCAGCAGCTTTAGCGTTAGCTCTAATCTTACGTAACTTGGCTCTATAAGGCTGTAGCCATTTTACGTTAGCTGTTTTAGCTGCTTTCGGCCCACCTAGCACTGCACCACCTTCAACAGCAATAGCTACCAATGCACCTATGTTAGCAGTTATTTCTGGATGCCAACCTCTCTCAGTGCCCATATCGACAACTTTATGTCCCCAGAAATCAGCTGACTCTCTAATCATTTCAAAAGGTTTCATAGCAATTGAAACAACTTTCTCTTCAATCTTCGTAGGCTCCTTTAATCCAAAAGGATAGGTTAAAGTACTTTGAATAGTCTCAAGAGTTTCTTCAGGATCCATTCCAAATAGTGGTGCTGTTCCACCTGCTAATCCACCTAATATCATAGCTGGAATACCAGTAGCTAATGTGGCTGCAGCTTCTGATCCACGTAGAAGCTCTTCACCAACTGAAGGTCCTTTACGATAAGTAGGTTTCTCAACAGTGCCAATTCCTGCCTCAGCAAAAATATCGTCTGCATCAAGATCATCATCAAGATCAAGACTTTGAGCAGTTCTACGCTTTCTAATCTCTTCCAATATATCTATAGCCATTTTCAACTCCGTTCAAATTTCGAACATAGTTATAATTAGAATACATCTCCAGAACCTAAATATCTATTAAGGTCATATTTACTACTAGCTTTTGTTTAACCTGGAGTAGCTTTAGGAATCATGCCAGGTGGATATTGCTCAGGATCGATAATTCTTCTTATTGCCAAGTAATCCTTAACAGTCATATTATTCTTCTTGGCAGCTCTATAAACCTTCTTAGCAGTCAATCGATTTCTGCCAACGACTGGCAATGGAACCTTAACAGTTTCCCCTTCATCCTCATCCCAGATAAACATATAAGGTTTGTTAGAAAATCTATTGAATCTACTATGCATAGCAGCTGATTCCGGACTACCCATATTACCAGTTATATAAAGCTCAGCATCATCACTTTTCAACTCCATATCAGACCACCACTTACGAGAGGCTTCTTTCAATTTAGCTGCTTGTGTACCCTCACCACCGCTACCCATAATATCTCTAATACGAGCTTTACCTTTCTCACCAGCAAGAACTACATCTACATATTCAGAAGTTTGAGCATCGAGATTCTCAGCAAGTGAGCCTAAATACTTAGTCCTAGCTTCAACTCTTCCTTTATCAGCACTAAGCATTTCTCTTTCAGTTCTTGCTTCAGCAGAAGTCTTCTCTATATTATAGCCCATCAAGAGTTGTTTCAAATCTAACATACCAGTGATTTCTTGAGCTTGAGCATTAGAAAGTTGATTCTGACTCTTCATTCTCTCAACTTGCCCCTTCATCAATTCAATCTCTTGAGGATGTTTCATGAGATCAATTTGCTTACTCATCATCATAAATCTAGGATCACCCTCACGTTCAAGCTTACCAGTTTGAGCTCTACGAAAAGCACTAATATCCTTCAACTGAGAGCTCTCCATAATCTGCTGAAGAGATCTTTGTAATAGCTCTTGTTCGGCAACTCCCTGTTTAGAAAGTTGCGCTACCAGTTCTGGGTCTAGCCCTGCTAGATCGGCAGCATTCAAACCAGCAGGGCTATTGAAGAGGGAACAAGTCCGTCATGTTAAACTGTGGACGATTAGGTGAACTTGTAACATCTATAGATGTCCCAGTACCTCCAGCAGTTCCAGTATCAACTGGATTAGCTGGTTGATTTATAGAAGGAGTAAAGCTACCTTCATCTCTTCCAACGTCATAAGAAGCACTTATCTCTCCAAGACCTTCTTTACCTGGAGCGAATGACATCTTACTAAAACCTCTCGAACCAGCTGGAGTAAAACCTTCAGTTCCAGAAAGAATTCTTCTTGCAAGTTCAAAAAGCTGATCTTGTTTCCCTTGCTGTTTTGCAGTAGCTTTCTGATATTGCTGACGTTGAATAGCTTTTGATGTAGGAACACCTATAGCTCCTCCAACTCCTTCAGGATCAATCTGAGTTCCCAATCCAGCCATAAACCTTTGTGTGTTAGGATTAGCTAACATCGTATTTAGTTGTGACCAAAAATCAGCCATTTTATCCTCCTATGTAAGTAAAGCAGCACCTATACCAACAGCAGCTCCAATAGCAGCTCCCCAAGGACCACCCGCAGCTCCCATCTGAGCTCCGATCATAGCACCAGCTGCAGCACCACTCAATCCACCAGCAAGTGCACTAGCTACAGCTCCAGGTTTCTTCTGTCCTGAACTTGGAGTAGCTGTACCACCACCAATAGCTGCCAATAAATTAGCTCCGTGTTGAAATACTTCTAAGTCCCACTGAGCATCATTCTCATCAATAGCTAACTGTTCATCAGATTCTTCTTTCGATGCTACTATATGAATACGTTTAGCTTCAATAGATAAAGCAGCAACAGTACGTTCGAACTCTACACGAGCTAACAAAGCTCGAATAACTTCAGAAGCAGAATTAACTATCATATCATTTCTGTGCATACGCATACGCATCTTCAATTCAGTCTCATTAACAACCATCTTGTTAACGTCTTTCTTCAAGTCTACAAACATACCAGTTTCATTCATGACCATCTCATTACGCTGTTTATGAAGACCTTCACGGAGTTGAGTAGAGTACTTAGCAATGTCCCTATTCATGAAGCTATAAATAACTGATCTTCCAACTATGAAAGCACTACTTTGAACAGCATTAATATCTCTCATGCCAGCCTCAAAGTTAGGAATCTCTTGATTATCTACATGATCTCGAAGGTTGTCAGCATAACCCATTACATCATCATCAATGTAAGTGTCATCAATAACTGCATCAATGTCAGTCTTACTATCAGCAACTCTCAATCCGACGTAATCTTCAGGAGTTACATCAATAACATCTCCAGAACTATCTAACAGTGAGTCACTTACAAAGTACTCATCAACAAGATTATCATCAATCTCATTACGAACATTACCTATAGCACTCACCCAATCTGATGAACTGCTGAGCGAATCAACGAGAGTATTATAGGCACAAACAGCTGTCCAAGCATCACTTAATGGAGTAGCAGGATTGTAGGGACTCTCGCCTGACCAAGGAGAATTACCAAGTGCTGCATTCATAATATCTACAATACTTGAATCAATAACGTCAGCACTTTGCCTCAACCAATCTTCATGAACGGCTTTCATGTAGTCAGGATAATCAACCTTGCCACTTCCACCTCCTCCTCCAGATGAACCTCCTCCACTACCACCCATGATAAATCCTCCTCACGTCTTTGTTCAAAAATTGAACATAGTTATATGGGAATAGATAGGAACCTATAACTTGCATCCCCACCAAACTTTTCAACAATTTTAAGTATTTTCTCATCATTGGAATAAGCTACCATTCTACTGCAATTGTTAGCTCTTGCATATTTGCTGAGTGCTTCATAACCCTCAACCCAATCTTGACCTTCTGTTTGTTTGAGAGCATATACGCAATATAGCAGCAAACTGCTAGTATCACCTCTACTGTCATATGAAATGCTGGTAATTATTATAGCTACCACGTCAACTTCAATATCTTTTCTAAAAGCTATCCAACAGTCCAACCTGCCGTCAAGTAACTCTATCAAGATATTGTTCATCTTCTCCTTACTATCTCCAGTAACCGGAGGCAAAGAAGCTTCTATTCCACCTTTAATCATTGGCCAGTAATTCATTACCTGGTCTGGCAACAGTTTTATTATCATCCTGTTATAGCTCCTATCCACTGAGCAGGAGGACCTTTGAGAGTTCTTCTGTCAGTTAATTTAACTCTAACGATTAAACTGTCAACATTCGTAGTTAGATAGCTGTCTACTTTCAATCCTATCCTGAATTCCGTCCCGCCAGCTACTAACGTAGCAAATCCTTCTGGACTTGCTAATCTCCAACCTAAGTTAGTAATCGCACTGGTTTTATTATATCTATAACCAGCTCTGAAATGCATATCACTGCCACTAGCATGATTGATACCAGCTTCGACAGTCATAACAGTTTTAATTCCTCTCACACCAAAATCTAATGTATCAGTAATAATTCTACCTTCAAGATCACTATCATCATCTGATACACCATAAGTAACTCCATCTACATTGCAAACAGAAGTCACTCTTTGATACATCTGACCAAGACCATACCTTGTTAATAGATATGAATAGCTGTCATCACAAATAAAGTATTCTTTCTTACCAGTATCATAACTAACCATTATCTCAGTTAGATCTATCAAAGAACCAAACTCTTTATAGCCCAATTCTTTTAGCTGAAAATCAGCAGTTATTTTCCAAAAAGTTCCTTCTTGATCTACAAATAAATGCTCTTTATCATCACCTGCCACAGCTCCTTTAAAAGGTATTCCAGTACCTAATAAAGGTTTTAATCCGAAAGTAGTTCCTCTAGGAATCAACGCAGCTATTCCATTATCTCCATAAACTACTACTCCGGTATCTAATGGAAGTACTCTTTTCACAGTCCCATTCCAAGGCATCTCACGAAAACCTGCTATGTTACTAGCATTGGGAGTGCAATCTATACTTCCAATAGCACTCCAAATAACTGAGTTCGTTCCACAGCCATGCCATGTGGTCTTAATATTACCTGCCACAAGTTGACCTTTAAAATTACAGCCAGTTAAAAATCTAGGTGTGTTGGTTAAACTATCATTTGCCGAATAGGCTCCATCAGCATCTATTTCTACAAGTTTCGTCCCATTAGCCAGCAAACAATAAGTACCAAAATCCGCTAAGTCCCAAATGTCATCTGCTGTTGTTACAACTTTTGAGGTCTGTGTCCAACTACTATCCATCTCATATACAGTAGTATTCGTGCAAATGAGTCTATAATTTGAACCTAGAAACACCTGAGGATATGGCCAGCTAACACTAAGAGCACCACTAATATCAGTAATAGCCTCATATGATTCTAGATCACCAGCCCCAGGTTTTAGATTATGACACTCTGTTAAGGCTTCAGTGTTTCTAGGATTAGTATCACTAGTCCTTAAACCTCTTAATATTCCTTCTTTAAGCGTTACACTAAACTCTTTCATATTCTAAACCTCTAACTGTAATAAGTTTAAGGAGGAGGACTCTTCCCAATTAGTCCATATGCCCTTAGTTCATCATTCCTTGATACATTTCTGTATACACCAAATCTACAATTAGGGCAGGTCCAATGGCACTCATTTTCACTCAAAGCTTCTATAAACATAGGGAAGCTACATTCAGGACACTTTTTTGCCTTCTCTTCCCATTCCTCTCTTTTCTCAATATACTTCTGTCTTGCTTCTTCTCTGTCTACTCTTACCTTAGTCAGATAATCTTTTAGATCCTCGACTGACTTTCCATTAGTCTGCAGCCATAGGTAGATAGTTATTAAATTCTGCAGGTCACGCATCCTAAACGCACTAATTAAATGTTCCATTAAGCACACCCGAAAGTTTCGTAGTCCATATAACTTGCATCACAGATTCCAGTAGGACCACCGCAGTCACAACCTTGAGAACCATAGGTAGATGAACAAGCAGCAGGGTCTCCACACGGAGGAGGGTCTGGATACTCATCGACTCCTGGACCTGAACAGCCACCTTCTTCCCAGTAGTTATTTGAACAGTTTACATTGCACCAAGCTGTCCAGTACATCGTCCATCTTTCTGCATTTACAGTCAACTGAGTAGATGGATCAATACAGGTTCCTGCATCCTGACAACTAGCATCACAACTCTCATTACAGCCATTAATATTGCTAGAGTTCTGTTTGATCCAGATTCCACCAGTGCTCCTTATCTCTTCTGTAACTACACTATCACACCTGTCGGTAATTGTAAGAGATGCAACTGCATCATAGTCGCTACCTCATGTACCAGCATCAGATAGCAGAACATTTTCTGTACCATCTGTAGTAGATCCATATAGCCAACTATAACCAGTTCCCGAAACTTCCCATGTATATGGAGGACATCCACCAGATACATATACTGTAATATTGCCACCTGGGGCTATAGTATCAGGAGTACTTCCATCATCAAGGACAAAAGCTGCTGGCCCACCTCCACAACAAGCTAATATCGAAACTATTATTACTCCAACTCCAGTAGGATGTATAGGCTTCTTGAGACATGAATCGGTAACTGTTACTTGTGAAGTTACATCAGTAGACTGACCAGAATTAGCATATAATCTAATAGTACTTAGTCCATCGTTATCTACTGTATATCCCCAAGCCTCTCCTGATCCATCTGAACCGAATGAAAGAGCACTAGCATTGGAACTATTCCAAACGTGGAGAGGTATTCCTCCATTTACACTTATATCAAGCGTGTCACCAGGTTCTACATCTAGTCCAGTTTCACTCTCGAAAAAGAAGGCATAGTTTGAATCTCCACAGTTGTAATCCCAAACATCATCTGTGTCAGTCCCACTAGAATTAGGCAGTCCTGCTATATGTCCTCCTTCTACATTTATCTCTCCATCCAGTCCGTCAACTGCTCCAACGCTCCCAGCAGTATTACCACAAGCATCAGTAACTGTAATAGTAACATCAACAGCACTATTATCACCTAATGCTGCATTTAACTTATTCATTCTACTATTAGTATAATCATTATCAAAAGTAAAATCAGTATCATCTGTCGCCCACTGAAATGGCGGACAGCCACCATTTACTCGAATAATGCCTGAACGTCCTCTAATAATATTTCTGCTTGAGCCCAGATAATCAAAAGTAAATGAATAACTAGGATCATCACAGCATACAACACCGCTGCAGCAGCATATGTAAACACTTGTCTCGTTTCCTTCGGAGTCGGTAATTGTGAGTTCTTCGCAGTTGTTAATTTCTGCATCAGCAGCACATGTAATGAAGTTATAAGGTACACTAGTCGTAGCATCATCAAGGGTGAAATTGCTACCAGTGATAGACCAACTATAATTAGGAACTCCTCCTTCGACATAAGCTATAGCCCTCCCTTCTCGAGGAATACTAGGAACCATTACTCGTTGAAAGATAAACCCATTTGCTCTGCCGTCTGTGAATGGAGGTATCATGCAAAAAAGTCCTTATGAAGAGCTTCATAATCAATAGCAGCTCTTTGCAAAGTTTGATTACGAGCTGATTGTAATTCAGTAGCTTTCTCTTGCTGCAACATTTGATTAGGTAATGGCCCTGTATTACCAAATAAGCCTTTTTGGGCTTCCTTAAGTGAAAAACTTTTCAACTTACCTTTTAATAGATTTGTAAGCTCTCGCATCATTTTAGGTCTCAATGCCATAGTTGAAGCACCAAGAGCTGGGGCTGCAGCAGTTTTAAGTGCATCAACAGTACTTTCCCACCAAAGCTCTTTAGGACTCTTGCCAAACTTTTCTCGAACCATATCTGATCCAAGCCGTTTGAGTTTTTCCTCATCTATTTGCAGTGACATTAATTGACTCCAAATTTCTTCATTCTACTCTCAAGAAAATTTCCCATCGGAGCAGAATGATGTTTAGGTTTTGAATGCTTACGAGCACGGTAAGCTGCATAAGCACGCTCTCAAGCAGCTTTCGACTTATACATAGCTGGCCCAGAACCAAGTTTCCACTTACTGCCACTCTTAATACAAGGCATTATGTTCCTCCTCAGCAACTCTGCTGACTTCCTCGATTAAGTATTTTTCTTGTTGAGTTTCGGCCATTGGAACTACACACAAAATACTAGCCCAAATAGCCATAACTCTATCAGGCTGATCTACAATCAGATTGAGTCTATCACCAAGTTCTATGGGCAGATTGAGTTGTTCGATAATTACCTGTTTACGAGTATCAAATGAAACAGATCTTTGAGCTTTTAAACCTATCATATTGATAGTGAATTTTACACTCTCTTTCCCTTCATAATGCTCAACTATTAGAACCCCTCTTGTTATCATACCATTGAAAGGGAATGGACCTTGAGCCATTACTAAACCAGTTTCCGGATCAGGAATATCAACAAAGCCGAACAATGGAATAGGAGGAATCACTCCAACCATAGTTTTATGTAACCGCTTGCTGAAGTGCTTGAACGTCTGCTCAATAGACTTAAATCGCTCTTCATCAGTTTTGCCTTTTACGAAAAGTTTCTCGTTCATCTTAATTCTCCTCATAACTATGTTCAAATTTCGAACACAGTTTAGCCCTCCATTTCAGTAAACTCGGCAAGCTCTTGTTCAGCTTCATCCATACCAAGACCAGTGATTTCAAGCTTGATAGAAGTTTCCCAATCCTTAACACCTTGAGTATTTCTGTACATTAACTCAAGTGCTCTGCAACCAGCCATTACTAATATATGCGGATGAACTTCTGTCCAATAATTAGTATCACTGTCATTAGTTAATTCAGGCTGATAGAATAAACCTCGAACTTCGATAAGTAATACTTCATCAGTTGGAGGCATGAAGATGATTCCATTATAGGTATAATGGTCAGCAGCTACAGTGGTTTCACTATCATAGATATAATCAATAGTCATTTCAGTAGCAGTTTCGGGAGTTTTGCGAAGACTCATAGGAGCGTAATATAGTGGATCGCCGGAGTCAAGATTTGCTGGTAATTCATTATAAGCTGCACGTAATAGATCAAAATCTTTACGTTCTAATTGCCAACGCTCATAATCACTATCACTAGCCCAGACTTCTTGAATAGCTCTACAACGCTGAAAGGTAATATACCAGTCATCAATAGCTAAGGTTTTGAAAACTCTTGAATAGCTCTTATTGATCAACTCCAATCTATCAAGATAATTTTGCCCAGCATTGAGAAAGAAATCAGCTCCATTATCTGCCCAAGTAGTAGTGCTACTAACTAAATCATACCTACCACTGAACTCTATAAACTTTTGTCTAACTGATACTAAGCTCATAATAGACCTCTAATCGTGTGCATAACTGGTTACAGCTCCTGAGACTGTTATCACAACCTTTATAGTGAAGTAATCTCCATTGGTTTGATCCTTTACCACTCGATAAACAGTATCACCGTTGCTGCCATAGATTCTAACGGTCTCGGTAACTCCGCCATGAGTGGGACACGTAGCACTTACATCCATATATCCATAGTCTGCCATGATTCAACTCTGTTCAAAATTTGAACATAGTGACAAAGAGTGCCTCATCTTCCACCTAATTCAGTTTAGGTTGTCAGTCCGTTACTCACTCAGCTCAGCTCAGCTCTTTGCCACTATATCCAGTAAAAGGTTTACGCAGTGTTGGTCTGATTAAAGCCAGTCAAGTAACCAAACGCAGTAGGATGATGATACTCCAGACCACACTCAGTCAGCCACTCCTCATCAGTACCATCAACTCTGTTGGCCCCGGTGTTCTTCTTATCAGGGTCATCGTAGAAGGTGGTATCACTGATATACTTATACTTCAGCTTCTGAGGCTCGAAGACGATCATGGTATTTCGATCGACTGCATTATAGCTGAAGAGAGGATGCGTTTTAAGATGGATAGTACCGAAGGGCGTGAGCCACGTCCTAATGTCGATACCATAGGTTTTACTCGCCGGAGTCAGCTGAATACTGCCATAGGTCTTGGCAAGTTTCTGAATACCCAGCATTGCACCGCTACCAACGAGTGCCAGCTTTTCAGTTCCTCCATAGCGGAAGATGACTTCCAAGCTTTCATCTAACCAGTCCTCACCACCCTGTATCCATGACTGACCAGAAAAGTCACTATCGGAAACATAGTCAAGCGTTGTGCTTGAAGAGTTATCCTTAATAGCATTGATCAGACCCAAAGTGGTACGCTCATACTTTCCATTGGCACCAGTGTTTTCAGTCCTAATGCCCCATAAGAAAGCTTTCTCCATTTCAATAGAATGAAGCTCCAACGCCTCCCGTTTGGCCTCTTTATAAGAGTCAGTAGTACGCAGTTTGGTAAGCTTTGCCGTACGAGTAATGCTCAGTGGCGTTCTGAAGATTTGGGTATAGTTATACCACTTCACAGGATTGTAAGCAATCGCATCTGGCATCGTCCCACCTTCAGGGTTGATGTTACCAGTGATGAGAATGTTATCAGCATCGGAAAGATCAGTCGAGCTTCCGTTGTCATCATCTTCGAGCAGCTTAATAGCAATATAAGAACTTGCTCCGTTAGCTTGCACCGCCGTGACTTTTCCATTAACAGTCATGTTATAGTCACTTTGGTCACGAAGAGTTACCTGATGACCTACTCGGAACTCATCGACTCCACAAAGCGAAGCCGTTGAATTAGCAGGCATTTTAAGATATACCGTCTCACCAGCAACTCCGCCACTCGCATAGGCCGAGCTAAGTGCAGCATTAGTATAAATAGTACCTGCAGTAAAGTTTCCACCTTGTGTAGCAAGCAGCTTCGTCCACCAGTGATACTGGGCGTCGTCAACTTTCTCACTACCCATCTTACTCATTATAGCAGTAAGAGGAGCACTTCCGTTAGGATACAGATACAAGATACCTTGTCGCCAATTCAGCGGTCGTTCATCTGTAGCCCAGTCTCCAGTGCCTCTCATTCCAAGAAAACCAGCCATTATATTTACCTCCAATTAGGGTTAGTTAAGGTTATTCATCTTCTGTTGAAAGACTTTCATCTATAGAAGGATTCTCAGTATGATCTTCAACAGCATGCTCAGGATCAGGCACTGCACTATCAATAACTCCAGGCCTGACCACTCCAATAGATTCAAGATATTTCTTGAGTCCAGGGTTTAATGCACACTCAAGTGCTAGTTTCTCTTTCATATCAACCTCCGATTAAAGCTAATAGATTAGCTCTAGTTGTAGTTCCAGGACCAAACATATTTTGTAATAGATTAAAAGCATTAGAACCTTCACTAAGATCAATATAACCTAAAGAAACTAGAATATTATAGTGTCCTTTATTAGCATCATTAAGTGCATTATATTCACTTAGATCAGTTGCTTCAAATACCTGATAAGAATAAAATACACCAACAGGAAGACCTATATACTCATAATCAATAATTCCATCTCCTCCACATACAGGACATACGTCAGTCGATGTTGGAGGAGATGTGGGAAGAGTATAAATTGGAACTATTCCACTTCCACCACAATGATAACACTCTCTTTTTAGAGTGAAAACAGCCATAACAACCTCCTACGTTTGGAGAGCTCCATTCAGATAACTGGCATTGACAGACCTGCAGCCACTATATCCACTCGTAGCCTCAGCCGTACACCAGCTAACATCCAGAAGACCAGAGTTATCATCAATAGCCGTAGCCATTGTAACTCCGCCCCCATGAAAGTCACAATGCTTGACTTTCGAAGATGGCCCAACGAGATTGGTACTAATTTCAATTCCAGCTGTATCAATCTGATCAAACTGACAATGATAGATCTGATTGTGAGAGAACGAGTCTCCGCCATCAGCATAGTTCACATCAATACCTTTATCAGCACAGCTGAATTGACTATTAAGAATTCGATTCATGACTGCATCTTTGGTCACTATACCAGCAGCCATAGTTGAGGTTTCAGCAGGACCAGTAAAATAGCAGCCATCAAATCCGCAGTTGTTCAAAATATCTGCATCAAAGGCTGCACTGGTATCAGCAGACTCAAAACCAATATTCTGGAATAAGCTATTAATAGCTGCCCCAACATTGACTGGAGAACCGCTCGCTGGCTTAATTTTAGTTCCGAACTGAGCATCACGATAGTCATGACCTGCACCTATTAAAGCACATCCGTAAGGTAACGAAGTTAATGCTTCGGCATAGGTTCCGGGGCCTATATAGCAAATGTCGTTTTCTGCCCAAGGACTAGCAGACCAGCTAATTCGAGCGTTCATGGTTGTAATAGCTTTTGCGACAGTAAGAAAAGCTTCTGCCCACGTCAAGCCGTTATTGTCATCGCTCCCATCCTTGGAAACATAGTATACATTGCCGAAAGGAACCCAGACATTACCAGCAGTCAACGTTCCATCAAAGATGGTTATATTCTTACCATCAGATTCTATTCCGGCTTTCAAAAGTTGTCCCTTAAAAGACATGGTCGGTACCTCCTCTGTCTTTATTAAAAAATCAGTAATACCATATACTGTTTCTACGTGATTGTAGAATTATGCAGTTATTGCAGCCAACTGCCACCAAACAAAGCCGTCGCTGTAAAGCAGGAATCCATCAAGTGCATCGTCGCAAGTAAGATCAGACCAGTTGTAACTATCATCAGCGTCCTGAATAGTGAGATTGCCACCATCAGTTTCAAGAATGATAGAATACGTTAGACCTTTAGCTTCTGCAACAGACGGAAGAGTAATAGCCATTGCACCGGCTGTGGTGTCAGCCCTTACTTGAGTCTCCGCCAAAGTTAGTGTTGCAGCAGCAGTTTTGACAACAAACTGATCTACAATTCTCTCGTTATGAATTCTTGCCATACGCCCTGTATTTGCAGACATTATAAGAACCCTCCGTTGAACTCTGTTCAAAAATCGAACATAGTTTTATGATATTAGATCATCAATTTCCTTTGCCAATTTAGTTCTTTGAGGCGCAGGTGTTTCTCTGCCACGCTGAGCGGGAGGATTAGCTGGGTCACCTACAGGTTCCACAACCACTCCAGCCCTCTCAGCCATACCGAGAAGCTTTCGAGCCCTTACTGCCGACTCTTTAAAAACATCCTCAGTTTTCCAATCAGGATGCTCAGCATGAACGTCGTTAGCAACAGCTGCCACAGTTTTCTTTGCATTAGTAAGATCAGGATTAGCTTCATAAAAATCTCCAACAATCTTACTCATGGCAGAATGTCTTCCAACGTAGTTCACAACCAGCTCTGGAATTGCAGTAAGCAATCTTTCACTAGCTTGCTGAGATCCTACATTTATTGCCTTATTGTAAACTTCATTAAGTAATGCATTAAACTCTTCTGGGCTTTCAACAACTCGATCAAGATCTAAATCCTTCACAAAGTCAATAGGTTCAGTAGTAGCAGGTTGAACAACAGGTTGAACAACTGGATCTTCTGTCGGCTCTTCTACAGCAGGTTGAGCAGGTTCCGGATCAGAAAGCTGCTCAATACGCTGAAGCAGCAATTCATTTCTTTCGTTAGCCAACCTAAGCTCTTCCGCAATATTTGGCTCTTCAACAACAGGAGCTTCGACAACAGGTTCTTCAACAACTGGTTGAACAACTGGTTGCTCTACTACAGGTTCTTCAACAGGTTCTTCAACAGGAGCTGTTTTATCCTCAATAGGCTCTTCAACAATAGGCTCTTCAATTGGCTCTTCAACTGGTTCCAATTTAGGTCTAGGCCCATCAAGAATGTCATTCAACTCAGTTAATGCATCACCTTCCAGAAATACATTACTCTCCATACCTTCATCCAGTCTATCTTCTTCTCTACTCATCTTTATTCCTCCTTTTCAGTTGCTTCTTCAATTGCTTCTTCAAATACTTCTTGCATCACCCTTGGAAGTCCCAACAGATATCTTACTGCATCAGCTCGTCCCTGATTGCGATAGAGTTCGTTTTCATCTGTGGCAGAACTCTCCAAATGATCCCTTACATTCTCCAGCCAAACATTCAGTTCTTTCTTCAACTCATACCAAACTGAGCTATTTCTGAACTCCCTCCATAAAGCTGCGCTCATTGCATGCCTCCTTGTATAGGTACTAAATCCCCACGCTGAACTTCTTCTTCCACCTGCTCATCAGGCATTATTTGCTGCTGAGTAGGTGGCGTCTTCCGCTCAAATTCCTCAACATTCTTAGCTCCTAAATTACGAGCTATATGCTTAAAAATCTTAACCAGATCAAAGCTTTGATAAAGCTCAGGTTGGCTGGCTAAGACTTGAAACATCTGTACCCATACATCGGCAAAGTTTCCTCCCGGCACACTACCATCACGTACAATTAGATCATAATCTACTAGTATGTCAAAAGGAGAAACTTTCATTCTCTGAGATTTAACAGAGTCAGCATAATCCCTCATTAAGGTTTCTTCCCACCGTCCAGTTGTGGTTACATAGAGTTCTTGAGTCATCATTTGCTGAACATTGTGGGCGAAGAAGTAACCTATATCTTGCATAGCTTGCAGTCCAACAACACGAGCTATTCGCTCCATTCTTGAAATAGCTCCAGCAGCTGTCCCTTGAAATTCTCTTGCACTTAAACGATCTGGCCCACCAGAACGAAGTGTACCCATTGCAGGATTGTCAGTCCCACCTATTTGCTGCATAAACTTCATAACAAATGAACTGTCAGCAATGTTCTGCTTTGTAATGTCATTAATAGCTAATTGCTGAACTACATTTTCAACTCCTCTTCCCCACGCTGGTCTACGAAGACGTATAAGTTTTCCCGGCTTAGGATCTTTCAAGTCATTGACATTAACTAAATAAGGGTCAACAACCAGCATATCATTAATAGCTTTACGAACATTAGCTACATGACTATTAAACATCCAATCAAGAACTTCTTGTAAGCCAAATAAGATCTCCATTCTTGATATTGGCGTAGAACTATAGCCGTCAAAATCTGGAGCACTAACCACCACAGGAAAATCTCCATGAGTCATTCCTAAAGGTTTAGCTTTAATAACTATACTATCACTAGCCAACCCAAATAGCCACTTTTCAGGATACTCACTAGTACCAATCTTCCACTCTTTTGGAATTAACTTAACGTACATCCAGATTACATCAAGTGGATTAGTAACTGTATTATCAGCAAACGGCCCACCAGCTTTTTTCGTTCTCTCACTTTCATCGTACTTATAAACAGTACTCCTAACATTCTTAACATGGTTAAGATATCTCACGTTAAACATATCAGAATCGTTCTGTTCATCACTTAATAAGTCCATTAGATTAGTAGTATCAATCCATCCAGAGAACTCACCAAGTTGTACATCTTGCACTGCAACATTAGGATCAGGAAGGTACTTATAAGGGTCTATGTTCTGTAAAGCATTACCTTCAAATATAATCTGATTGTCAGCTATAGTTCTCTTTTGTGGCCCTTTGATAAAACTTCCTAATGTATCCCAGAATCCATCACCAGCCGTTTTAACTACCTTCTGACCAACCTTCTTTCTCCAGAGTGGCACACAAGGACCTAATCCATAAGCCATAGAATCCCTAAACATGGTATGCAGATTCAATGCTATTTTTGACTTATTGGAGTGGAGTTGAATAACCTTCTCTATCATAATAGCACCAAGAACATCATCTGGACTAGCTCCTTCATAACGAAAGATTGGCTCAGGAAAGAACGCTGTTACGAGATAAGCTAACAAGCTTTCCATAATCGCATAGCTGTATGGGAATACTATACTAGTCGGCTTACGAACATCATCTTCCTTAATCTCTTTCTCTTTATCAGTAGTCGGAATATAAGCTGTCAACTTACGATCTATTTCTCTCCACTGAGGAAAACGATTAGTCATAATAGTAGCACTGATTCTAGCATTGTGGAAGATCTTATCAACTATAAAGCTATGCAAATCAGAATCAGGCTTTAAATCTAAGCCTTTAGGATAGTTATAATCATACTGATTTCTTGATATCTCAGCATAGTCTACAACTGGTTCATTACCTTTAATTATGTATGGCATAAAGTTTCTCCAACTCTGTTCAAATTTTGAACGGAGTTAATAATCTTATCTAATTCTAAGTCCAGTTGGTGCTCTTACCGTCTTCCAAATATATTCTCCAGTGCTACTATAAGCACATCTACATTTGGATCTTTTCCTCTTATTCCATCTAAGGACTGCCACACTTTAGGAAGAATCTTCTCTCCATCGATAATGTTAGTCTTGATTGGATGAGTTGATATCCAAGGCTCAGGAATCACTCCTGGATTTTCAGCCAAATACTTATCGACGTCGCTTAGTTTTTTAAACCTGGCTTCAGGATACTCTCTACGCCTGATCGATAAGAGGATTTTATCCTTTGTTCCATCAAGGAATGCCTGAATATCTCCCTCACTCGGCACATCGCCATGCCACTTATATTCCTTCGCAGCATCATCTACAAGGGTGAAATATACCTTCCTGTCATCTTCCAGTTCAAATACATGCTCTGGATCAAATGATATATTCATAGTTTCCTCATAAAAGAACGGCAAGGATTTTAATCCCTGCATCAATCGTATTGGCTCCGCTAGCAGAAACTCCATAAGAGATGTCTCCGTCTTCTGTCCAAACTAACCCTGTTTCCATTAGCCACTTATCGTCAAAGGTAGTTCCACCAGTGGCAATACGAGCAGTCATATGCTTATTTGTACCAGCAAGATCTGAGTATAAATCAAAAGCTGGTCCACCTGTAGATGCATCTGAATCTCTTGCCTGAAGAAATACATACAGACAAATTACATCCTTTGGTACTCTCATATTAGTTGCTGCTTCAATATTTATATCTTCTCCAGCTGCAACATCAGAAAAAGTATCCGCAGTAGGATCAAAGCCTTCTAACCACCAGGTTTCTTCTAACATAACCCAGTGAGGATCTTTATAAAAGTTTCCTACACCAATTGAGGCTCCATAAATCAGGACACACATAGTTACATAAACAGTTTCGCCAGTCAAAACCTTTATACTAAACGGATGAAAAGCAGAAAGTGATGTTCCTACTGTTCTTGTACCTTCAAGCCATTCTGAACCTGTTCCACTATTTATATCAACCTGCTGAAAGCCATCCTCCCACGTACCAATGGCTACTTTACTAGCGGCACTCTGTCCTCTAATATAACAAGATAAAGCAACTTCAGCGCCTTCAAATGCTGCTAGTAAAGCAACATTGCTATCACTTAGTCCAAGATTACAATCTACATATCCGTCTGATCCACTTGTGTTAACTATTTCCAGTTCATATAAAGCTTTCACAGGTGCACTCGAATCCTGCTGTATGCGTGTCAACTGAAAGGATGCTGAATTCGTCTTCTCCCAAGTATCAGGAGCATCTGTATCTGCACCGACAAAACCAGGACCAGCCTCATACCATTGACTATTATTATCTGCACCTGTAGTATGTACTTCAAATATATTAGCGTCTGTTATGGAAACTACTTCAAAGCAAACTCCTGCTCCGTCTTTTACAAGCATGCCAGCTGAAAGAGCATGAGCTGTTGAGGTACAAGTTGTTCCTGCGACAGTTGTAGTAGCATCAGAAAGTGTTCTATAATTTTCAAAACTAGCTTTAGAGCAGACGTTAAACATAGGATTTGTGAGTAGATTGTTTATAGGTCTATACTCATAAGCCGGATTTGTTCCACTTCCCTGATCGACTAAAACTTTGCCAAGAGCAGAAGGTGTGACTTCTTCGATAGCAGCCGCAGCAGCTCCAATAACTACTGCGCCATCTGTAATAGTAGCAACACCTGTTCCGCCTTTTGGGACGGTGAGTGGAACAAGAGCTGGTGCAGTTAGCATACCACCATCAGTGTCCACAACTGTCATGCTCTTGCCATTAAAGATCAGAGTAGATCCAGCTCCTAATGACAAGTCCTTAGGAATCAAATTGCGAGGATTTCCACCATCTGCGGAGTCAAGATACAGATTAACAGTTCTCGCTGAAGAGTCTGTATTTGTTAAAACTATGGAGGAAACAGCTGTTGATTGTGTAGCGGTGAGCAAAGCAGTTGTGTAAGTGGTAGTTAGCTGACCCTGAGCTAATTGAGTAATAGTGTACCCATCCAGACCACTTATAACAAAGTCAACAACTGAATTTGCTGATGCACCACCTTCTATTACATCCGTATTATTAAGTGCTATCATTTCTAACCACCAAGTGCAATAGCCAATGCTATATAATGAGGATGATCTTCTGGATCACCTAATCCACCTAGTGTCCCATGATCCAGTCCATCTTCGTCTATGGTCAGCACTTCAGTAGGAGTATCTCCATCATCCCCGTCGTTGACATAGAATTTGATCTGCCCTTTCTCATCGTCACCAGTTCCTTTGTGACTACCTTCGATCCAAGCAAGAGAAGATTCCTCACCACCGCTCTGATCACCACGAAAGTCAATCTTACTCTCACGACCTCCATCAGTGTCTTCGTCAGAAGTATTGTGCAGATTTAAATCAGGAGATGCACCTTCCAGACTGAAGCTTCCAACAGTAATATCTCCACCTACAAACATATCACCATCAGTCACGATACTATCATAGGCCTGACCGCTGAAGTCTCCATCTCCATCACCTATCAAGTCAGTATCATCATAAAGGTAGGGACCATGAGAACCAAAGTATATTTTACGCTCAGTCACTTTAATCATTCTCCGTATTTATAACTCTGTTCAAATTTTGAACATAGTGTAATTGTCCTTCAATCTTACTAAGTGAAACCATGATTAACATAAACTCTTGATCTGAAAGTCTTCCTTCTTTTCTGGCTATTTTAGCTACAGCAAATATCTGTAAAACTGCATTTCTGATATAGTGCTGCTGCCAAATTAGCATCTTAATTATTACATCTGTTGTTCTAAGTAGTTTTATGAAATCACCTGGTAACCTTTGAACCTTCCTTATCCAAACCTTTATGTCCATGAGAGTTCACCGCATCCCAGCAACCTTGCACTCCACCCTCTATTGTGTCAAACTTCTCACTACAGTGTGCTATTTGTCTATCGAAAGTATTAGTCATATATTCTATTGCAATTTTCATACTCTCATCTACTCCATGTTTCACTTCAGTAATATATCTCTTTATTAACCAAATACCTACGACAAACATTACTATATTACCTACCCAAGAAATTCCTAAATAAGCTACAGGGGTCATGCTGTCCTCCAATTAGTTAGAGGCAGTTCGTAATCAAGCTCAGTGAACTCAGCCTCAGAGTCATCCGGATCCTCGTCAGGAACGTCAAAGTATCGATTGCCGAGATCCATCATCTCAATAACATATGCAAGACCATCCATTATATCCTTACGTTTAGATCTAGGAAACATCAGCAATTGAGCCTCTAATTGAGCACAACAATTAGGATTATGATAGATATACCCTTGACGATAATAAGGAACTAATGCAGCTATTCTTCTAATCTTACCTCTTTCCTGAGCAACAACTTTCTGCCCTTCAATAGGACCTGACCGAGCTTTCAACCAAACCAGCTCACAAGAAACACTTGGACCTCGTTTGAGCATCTCATTCTCGATAGGCTGCTTAATGAATTCTTCTAAACCGGTAACTTCAATTCCCATTACGTGAGCATTCAAACGAACCTTCATATCAAACATCTGATCATACAGTTCATCTGGATATAGTTTCTCAGCAACTATATCTCTCACCATGATAGCGTTAGTAGTATAATTGATCCCTAAACCTAAAACAGCACTCTCAGCACTTTGCATCTTAACAGTCTTGGCAGGATCAACTATGATGATATTCTCAACAGAACTTTTATCTAACTCTGGTTCGTTATAGTATTTAAAATATCCTTGTTTAAAGCTGGCATCTTCAGTAGCTATAGGTAGGTTCATATACTCCATATAGAATATATCAAGAATTCCTTTTTCTTTGTGAGTTTCTACTTCTTCTTTGAGTTCTTCAGTAGTTATATAGGAGGGAGCTAGACTTTCATACTTGTCATTGCAAACACTTAATGTGATACTTTCCCAATCGCTGCTATCAATCAGCTCTTGTAACAAAGCATCTTCATGTTTCAAAGTATCGATGTAGATGAATCGCCAGTCATTATTGTATCTATTTATACTTTTCTCAAGATCAGAATGAAACCAGTCTTTCCACTTCTTTCTTTGCTCAGGATTCATAATCTCATCTTTGTTCTCAAAGTCATCAATGATGATGAGTTGTGGTCTGTACTTGCCCCAGATCAGCCCACGAACTTGCTGGCCACTACCACGAGGCATAACAAGAGTATTACCGTAAGCTACCCAAGAAGTTTTTGCGAAAGTATCGTCAAGCTGAAATTCACTATCAGCAATCTTAACATTACCAAAAATCTTACGAACTTCTATATTTGCCAGCAAATCACGTTTTAGATTTTCAGTCTGTAATTCAGCAGACGAGGCAGAATTCGAGACATAAGAAACGAAGTTTGTATCACGAAACAAGATACCTTTTGCTGCCACAGTTCTAGCAATAGTAGTTTTACCTATTCCCCTTGGGGCAGCTATTGCAATCTTTTTAGCACCACTATCTATTAAATCAAAGATCTGATCATGAAGCACACTAAACTCACTAAAGAACAGATCTGGAAATAATACTTTCGCAAGTACTTTAGTATCCTTATAACATTCTGCAAGAATGTCTTGTATTTCAGAATTAATCTTCATTTTTTAAAGTGGGTCTAGAATTGCTGCTCCACCAATAGGAATTTCCTGTACGCAGCAATGAAGGACTGTTCTAGTAGTACCTAATTGAATATTAAGTGTATTGCCTTGATAAAGAAGGATGTCAAAATTATAGTAAACATTTGCTACCAAATCTTGATTCCCATTAAGAACTGCTGTAACTTCATCAGCATCATTAAGTTTAATCATAGCATTCAACTTGGTAGTATTATTAACTGCAATACCAATCCTAAAGCAACATGGAGTTTGTTTAGGACTTAGATCTGCAGAGAAGAAATCTGCACCACCTGTCTTTGATGTATTGTGAACAGTTCCTTTTTCTATAGGATAGCTAAGCATTTTTAAGTTCCTCCAACTATGTTCGAAAAATGAACAGAGTTAATTTGCAGAATCTGTGACATCTATAGCTTCATCAACAACAGCTTTAATGATGCCACTAGTTCTTGCCCTATCTTTAATACCTTCAATATCCTCAGCTGTCAAATGAGTATTAACGGCTGCCAATTTCCTAACAGCTCCATAACCAGCTCTATCCATCATACTCTCAGCTGCCTTAGCCCTTAATGGTAAGCTTGCATCTTCCTCTTGACCTTTGATTAAGTTCTCTAAAAAATCTAACGCTTTTGGAGCTATCTTTTGAATCCTAATCCCGAGGTCAACATTGTCAGCTGCCATTGCACCACTGACGATATCTTTATATTTCTGTACTTTAGGAGAATTCTTGACATTAGAGATAGTTTGCGGAGTGACGTTTAGTTTCCTAGCTATATCCACATTCTTCATCCCTAACGCTACCATTTCAGCAATCCTATGATGCACGTCCCACATCTCGCTGACTTTCCACACTCTAGTACTTTTCTTACTTCTCTCTCTTCTTCTCAAATCCGTCCTATCATCATCGAAGTATCTTTCTAAAGTCATTTTAAATTCTCCATTTCTAATACCCATATTATAACACAGAGTGTTGTAAGTTGTCAAGATATTATTTGGTTAAATTAATATAAGCATCTTTATAACTCTGTTCAATTTTTGAACGCAGTTCAATAGTTTAATATGTTGGGACGACGCAGTCGTCCATTTGGTTAAATATTGCACATTTAAATTTCTCATTCGTAGGAAGGGGAGATGTGAAGCGCCGCTCACCTCCCACTTTTCCCCCAAGGGCCCCCTTGCTTGTCATTATCTTGTCGCTATTGTGCAAATTTGACATTTTTGATCGAGGTGTGGTATGCTGTTCGCATCGTTGCAATTCGTTCATTGACATAATCCCTTGGGTACAAGGGAGACCGACATGTCCCCGGTGAGTATGTATCCCGGATGTAGACGAGGTCATCGAGTTGGGTTGGAGTTGGGTTGAGG